CGCCGGTTTTCAAGACTGCCGACTTAACAATACAAATCAACAGCTTAGGTCTTCATCATTTCCGCACCAGAGCATTTTTTGATGCCCTACAAGCCGCATAGAACAAGGGGCGCGCATCAGGTTGCGGAAACGACTTACCCCTCCCCCGGCGTCCTGCCGACCGAACACAAACACCCCAAAGAACACCGACTGCTAAGCTGTTCACTCCACCAGAGGACCGCCGATGCCCAACTCAGACCTACTCCCTTCCCTGCTCTCCAAGCTCTACGAAAACCAGCTGGCCCTTGAGGCGTCCATCATGGAGATCTCGAACTGGGTCGAGCAGCGTGGCTCCGCTGATGTGGCCGAGAACGTGCGCGGCGCTCTGCACACCATCGACGAGAACGAAGAGTTCATCAAGCTGACCCTGGCCGTCCTCATGGCTCCTGACTGATCAGACAGTCAGCGAGCTATCGCCCTGACATACGCCTGGCACGCCCGCAGCGCGATCAATCCTTGATCGCCGTCACCGGTGATGGCGAGAATTCGTTGAGCATGCGCTGGGTCAAGTTGGGCTCGCGCGGCTCCATGAACCACGCCGACGGCGCCGGGGGTGGCAGGCACGTTGCAGCTACTGGCTGAATCCGCGGCGTCGAGAAGGACTGACAGCCGGACATCAGAAGTGGCAAGGCGATCGCGCAGAACAGCCTGGTTGCGTTGGGCATCGGATAATTCCCTGGTGTGTTGTTGGTCCTGGCCGGCGAGCTGCTGCTCCAGGGCCAGGCGCTTGTCCTGCTCGACGCGGGTTTGAGCGGCGGCGGCATTGCTGATCGCCGCAAGGTCATCCTTGTGCAGGCCTGCCTGCTCGGCGAGCTTCTCGCCCATCCGCCAGTCCTGCACCTGCCAGGCACCGCCAAAGCTGATGACCATCGCCAGCAGGATCGCGGCCAGGATCTGTCCGGGCGTCACGACATCACCCCGCCCGCCAGCCGGTACTGCTTCAGCAAATCCTCCAGGCGGTGTTCGCGCTGCCCGTATCCCGCGCCGGGCAGGCTCGCCCAGATGTTCCGGCACTTCGCGATAGCCGTTTCGATCCGCCCGGCCACCACGTCGGGCAAAGCCCTGCACTCGCGTATGTGCTGCAGCGCAAGAAGGTCTTGGCTGATCGGGCTGAAGTCCGGCAGCTTGAGCAGCGCCTTGTAGTGCGGCCAGTCCTTCAGCATCTGCTGGTATCGGCCGGAAGCATTGGACGTCAGCCCCTTGCTGTTGATGACCTTCGACGCGCGCCCCTTGGCGAACGGGTGATTGGTGAAGTCCTTGAAGACCTCGGGCTTACGATCGGCGCCGGTGACGATCACGTCGTAACCATCCATGGCCGTGGACGGAGATGTGCTGGTGCCCTCGCTCCAGGCGAGCATGTCGAGGAACGCCAGCGTGTTGCGGCCACCGGCGAGTGGTTCGGAAATTCGGGCCATTGCTTTTCTCCAGACAAAAAAATGCCCGCTCGTGGCGGGCGACAAATCAATGAGTTAATACAAAGGTGGATGTCTCGTCAGAGTGATCTATCCTCAAGAGGACTGAGCTATGCATTCATCAGCGGCGCATATGAAGTTTTAGCTGCAAGACATATAGCCTCAGCCAACACTCAATAACTGGAGTGAATATATGAACGCCATAACTGGAAAACGGTCTAAATTTTTTGCTGTATGCGGTGGCGCCTTTTGCGCAGCTCTCTCGCTCTATGCATTCGCAGTGGACTTTCAAACTACATGCCCAACCGAAGGCAACAGGGTTCTTTGTACCGGCACACAGCAAGATTGCATTAAATCCGGTCAAGAGCACGCTTTCAAAACGGGACATCAAACCATAACTAAGCCATACCCCTAGCAACTAGTTAAAGGGCGGCTTAAGTAGTGCCGCCTCATCTCACGCATACACACCACATGGCTATATCTCCAGTAAACACAAACCAGCTCATAGCGGGTGGCGGCGTTCGGTGGAAACTCAAGACGCTGGTGGAGGGCTCAACCGATTGATGGTTGCGCGGGCGGCTGTGCGTGCCTCTTTGATGTCGTCCGGGATGAGTGTGCCATCCTCAAGTAGGGCGAAGGCATGCCAGTTGGTCTCATTCAGGTATGCGCGGGCCTGGTCGAGGATGACCTCGTCCGCCAGATCCTGCGCGGTCTTGATCGGTTCAAGCTGGCTCAAATCCACCATTTTCTTGTTTCTCCTGAATTTCTGGCAGTTCAATTACGGGTGCTGCAGGCGGCGAAGTGTCGGGAAACTTTACAGGACCGTTGTGTGCATCGATTACGATTGGCTCTACTGGATTGCGGTATTCCTCGGGACTATCCCACGCTACCGGCAATCTTAATGCAAAGTGTAAAGTCTTCCCGATACGTTCAACGTAGTCCCCTGACCCCGACAAAAAAAATCTGTTTCCAACTGCGATGGCAGGAAGACGATATCCATCGGGTATTCCAGAAAGATCGATAATCTCACCATTGATAGTAATTTTGTCACCATCGATAACGGCAGCTATCGTGTCAAAATCCAGTGATGGAAATAACTTAATCTTCATTTCCAATGCCCCATAATCGTACCGCTTACCTTGAATGTTTGAGCGCCCGCCCCATTACGAATAGCCACATTAAGAACGGTGCCGCCGCTCGTTATATATGCGGAAATTGCCCCATAATGATCATAAGTATTACTCGGCTGCACAACAATATTTGCTGTTGAAAAGCCATCATCTGCACCGATACTAAATGGCAGAGCTATTGAGACTACCGTCGAGCCTGCAGGTAAACTGGCGGTATTAGCCTGAAAAGTTCCGTTTGCTATATTTCTTCCATCAGCATACTTGGTAATGGCGATTCCTCCCACAACGGTTCTTTTCAAGATTCCGCCGTTAGAAGGATCAAGACTAATGTTTACAGTGTCGTAAATCATTGCCCATGCGCCGGATGTGCCGGCGGCGCGTCCACGTCTATGTAGATACCCGGTTCGCCAGTCCCCCAGCATCTGATAAACAAACGATCCAGTAGTCTCATAGCTAAGGCTTATCAGTGCGCCGTCCGTAGCGCCTGTAGGATATGAACCGCCCTGCCCCCCGTAGGAGAATGATGCGCCCGACATTAAGGTTAACGCTGCATCGGGAGTGTTTGACCTGTTTTGTAACTGCCCACCCACCCCGCCATATCCCACGGTCATTAGTCGGCCAGGGTTGACGTCATTGGTTGCCCCAACCGGAACCAGGCCCAAGGCTGCCTGAGCGGTTGCCTGCGTCTTTCCGCCGGTTCCACCACGCTCCAATGGAAGCGGCGCAGCAGGCGTGCCAATGCCTTGATAGATCTCCAAGGTCATCGCGTTTATCTTTGAGCTCGCCACGCGGGGCGTGTCGCCACCGAGACCTGTAGGCGGTGTACCGAGAATAATTTCTTGTCTTGCCATGGCTTTCTCCAGGCGAAAAAATACCCGCGTAGCGGGTGGTGTAGATCAATTGATGAGTGCCAGATCAGGTGCCGGGAAGTCTGGCGAATACCGCGCCGGGCGCACCGATATTTGTCCATGGTGAGAGAGCGCTAACCCCAAACACCTGTAGCCTATTCTCTGAATAGTTGAACCTTACAGCTGATGTTAGCCAGTTTGTGTGGTTCTGTAGTATTCCTCGCGAGAATGGATTGATCATAAAATACTCATCAGATTGCAGTGGCGCAACAGATCCATTCGCCCAGTAGTACGCCTGTGCTGTCGCATTTAGAACTACCTGCCCCTGATATGACCATGAGTTATTGGCCCTCGTGAAGATCACCGGAGCGGCCCCTGAGTCGAAAATCAGCATGCCATTCGCACCCCACATCCTGAGCCCGTAATCGGCCTTAGTGATTGACGCGAACACTGCTGCAAACCACTTGCCTGTTGGCCTGAAGTCAATGTTCAGGGACGTTATTGAAAACCCAGTCCAAGCTCCAGGACCGCCGCTAATGGTCATGCTCGTGTATAGCTCATTCGGTCTAGCCGAGCTGTTCTGAATGAATACGCACGGCGGCTCCGGCGTGGTTATGGCGGATGGGAACGACACTGACACCGATGAACTGCCGGATGCCTGATACGTTCCACTGTACAGCGCACAAAGCCTAGGTTGCTCTGAGTCTATCTGTACATAGCTTCCATCGTTTACAACAGATAGACCGAAATTCAATTTTTGAACCTCATTACAAGCAACCTGAACTGTATTGTTGATCCTATAGCGCCCGGCTCATTTGGGTGTTTTGAGCGTACAACAACCGAACCGACGCCTACCGACATAAACGGCATAGCGCTGTAGCAGTAGTTGTTAGCTGCGGCCTGGGTAGGAAGTATGACGGCTGTGCATGTTGCCGGGTTGAACCCGGCAATGTTTGCTGTAACTACGGCGCCCATGGCGAGCGTATAGACTGCATTGTGCAGCACCTGATAGGTGTAGCTGTCGGTATCCATTTCGAGCACGCCATTCGCGCTCCACGTCCTTACTCCATAAGTCATGGCGAAAGCCTCCCCACCAATACACGCAGAAGCTCGTTGATGTCGTATACCGAAAGGCCATCGTTATTGAGCAGTGTCGAGCCACCGGTGCCGGCGCTGCGAAGCGTGAACGTGCCGGCCTTGACATTGATCTCCAGTAACGGCCGCCCCTTGGAGTCGACCGTCTCTGATTTCAGCGTCATCCCCAGAATGATCTCCTGGATAAAGGCCTTGCTGATAATTGCCTGATTGAGGACTACCTGGTTCCCCTGAACAACAAACATAGGAGTGAGCTGTCCGCTAACCTCGTCGACTACCGCAAAACGCTGCGCAAAAATCAGAAACTCCGACTGCTCGCCATCTGAGCCAAACGCGAAGCCGGAGGCGACCGTCTTTCCTCCAGCAGTGGTTTGGGCCTTGAACGTAACCATCGACGAAACCTTCCCGTCGGTGGTGGCCTGAGCTTTGCTGACGACCTGAATAGCTGCCGAGTTATCGCCGGCAACCGCCTTTAGGGTTTTGATCTCTTCGGCAGTGGCAGCTTTGTCAGTTGCCACGGCTGTCTGCACGGTCGTGATGCTTGCCGCGTTCGCCGCCACATTCGCTTCGACAATATCTGTACGCTGCGACTGCGCGAAATCCCGCTCAGCAATTGCGGACATCAGCGACCAGGCCCCGGCCGAGGCGGTGTCATCCCCCGCGCTACCCTCCTCCGAGCCTGCAGAGTCGGATTTCACCAGCGCATAGACGCCTTCCAAGCGTTCGGCGGTGGCCGTGACCTTGCCGTCCACCTCTTCGATGGCTGCCTTGTTCTGGCTGATTTCCAGTGCCATCGCCTCATTCGTTTCGGCGATGGTGCCCAGGTTGAACCAGTAGTTGGCGTTCGGCGGTGTGGTGTTGACCGGTACCGCCTTGGTGGCCTGGAACAACTGCTGGCCTACCCGGACCATGTCGCCCTTGGCGTAGGTCTTCGTGGAGACGTACTCCAGAGCGTCGACCACTTCCGAGATCAGATCCTCCAGCTCCTGCTTGGCCTTCTCCAGGCGATCGTTGACCGAGCCCGGCTCATCACCAGTAATCAGGTCGATTTCTTCCCGCAGGCTCTGGTACAGCGCGCCCTTGCCGATCTTCTCGGCGAAGTACTTGTCGTACTCCGTCTGATCAGAACTGGCCCGGCCATTCACGGCGCCCGTGATCGGCCAGAACGGCCCGACGTTGCCGGTACGGTCCACCAGGCGAGCCCAGAAGTAGACGCTCGCCCCGGCCAGGATGTTCTGCATCTCGTGCTTGGCCTGCGGGTAGCTGAAGTCGCTCAGCTTCACCGCAGTGGTTAGGTCCGGTGACTGGCTGTACCAAAGCTCCGTCCGCTGGGTGTCCTCAGCGCCCGGCGGGAAGCCCCACTGGATGCCAATGCCATAGACCAGGCTGGTGGTGGTCAGGAACGCCACCGCCGGCGGCAAGCCAACCTTCCCTTCCAGGTTGGTCAGATTGGAGGTCTTCCAGATCGAGGAGATCTCAAAGGCGCTCACCGACCGAACCCGGGCCACGTAGGCGCCGGAGTAAATGCCAGTGACGTCGACACTGGTCGAACCGGTGCGCTGCACCTTGATCCAGTTGCCGCTGTCCTTGCGCCACTCCACGTCATAGGCGACCGCGCCAGCAACAGCGGGCCACGAGATGTTCATGGTGCTGATGGCGATGCCCTGGTTAACGGCGTAGCTTGACGTCAGCTTGACGCTCGCCGGCGCCGGAACGACGGTAATCGGCACAACGCTGATTGGGCGTTCTTCCAGGCGCGCGCCGGTGTCGATGTGCGCGAACTTGCTCGGGTCATACTGCACGGCCGAGATCTCAAACACGCCAGGCTCCGACCGGGCCACGCTCACCACCCGGTACAGCGGGATTGCCAGGTCATCGGCATCGAGCGCCCATACTAGTTCACGCTCAGGCGCCATAGAGTAGGCCACGGTAACGGTGACCTGCCGGCCGCTGACCAGTTGCACGGTGCGCCCCTCGCACTTGCCGTCGGGCAGGTTGAGGATCAGCCGGTCGCCGGGCTTGGCCTGGGTATCACGGTCCAGTGTGATGACCTTGCCGTTCACCGCCGAGATACGCCCGCCCACCGGTCGACCGGCCAGGAGTTCGTCGGCGATCGGGATCACGTAGCCAGGCAGCGGGATACGCCCGTCGAGGCCGACCTTGAAGGTAACGGCCCGGTCCTTGGAGTTGGTGAGCAGCGCCCACTTGCCGCGGCGCTGCGCCTCGGATTCTCGGGTGCAGCCGATGGCGCTGATTTCCACCGGGTTGTCGCCGTAGCGGCGCTGAAGCTTGGCATCCGTGACGGCAGTGACGTCGGTGTCGTAGTTGTTCGCCGGGTTGTCGTAGCTGATCAGGGCGCGGCTGTACCGGGTGCGCTCCGACGCGCTCGAGTAGGTGAACTTGCCGTCGATCACATTCGCCCGGGTGTAGGCAAAGTCGAAATCAGTGGCGCGCGGCATGTCCGACAGAGTGAAGACCTGGCCCTGGGCCCAGTAGGTCATGCCCCGGTAGATCGCCGAGATGTCGCGTAGCAGCGACCAGGCATCAGCCTTGCTCTGCAGGTTCAGGTTGCAGATAAAGCGCGGCTCCTGGCCGCCCTTCCCGTCCGGCACCAGTTGGTCGCAATACTGCGAGATGCGGTAGAGCTCCCACTTGTCCACCATCCACGGTTTGATGCGGCGGCCCAGGCCGAAGCGGTCGGCCGTGGTGATGTCGTAGGTCATCCAAACAGCGTTGTCAGTCCAGGCCTGTTTGAAGGTGCCGTCCCAGATCCCGGTGTAAGAACGTGCCAAGGGGTCGTAGTTGCTCGGCACCTGCATCTTCTTCAGCTTGGTCTCGACCGTCACGGCCGGAATGCTGCGGAACTGCTCAGCCGAAAATTCGATGTAGAGCAGCGCGGTGTTCGGATAGCGAATCTTGGCGTCGATCACCTCAGTGAAGCCGGCGATCTGCATCGTGTCGGAAATTTTGTTGTTGTTCTGGTTGATGGTCACCCGGGTGATACGCATCAGCCAGCCGGTGGCAGCCCTGGGCAAATCGATACGGCGGGTGCGCTCATAAAGGCTGGTGGTCTTGCCGTCGACCGCTTCGCTAAGCACCTGCTGGTAGGCGCCGCCGTCGGTGGCCAGCTCAACTTTGTACTCGATCCGGTAACCGTTAATGTTGCCGCTGGCATCCACAGACTGGAGCGCCGGCCAGGCAAAACGCACGCGCACGGCCGAAAGCTGGGTATTGGTGATCGCTCGAACCCACGGTGTGCCGCTGCGCAGTTCGGTACTGATGGTGGTTTCGTTCTCGATCGAGGGGATGCCCTGGATATAGGTCTGATCCACCGCCCCGGTGCGCCACTCCCACTTCACGTTCGGGAAGTTCATGTTGCCCTGAGGGTCTTGCAGCGGGGTGTTGTCGAGGTAGATGTCGCGCGCGGTGGGCGTGCCTTCGAACTCACCCTCCCCAATGGCGATCAGCATCTTGGCGATAGCGACCGAGCGCAGGCTGTCGGGGGCTTCCGTTGGCGTTTTTGGTTTCTCTTCGCCGCCCTTGGCACCATTGATGTCGATTTTTCGAGCTGCGCCCATGCTTTCCTCCAGGCAATAAAAAACCGCCTCATGGGCGGCTGCGGTGCTTCAGGTGGTCGCTACATCTGATCTTCGGCGTAGATCGCGGCACTGATGATCGCGCCGCCAACCCGGCGCTTTCCGTAGCAGAGCGGTACCGGGTTACCCGATGCAGTGGTGTTCTTGGCGCTACCGAAGGCATAGCCCGGGGTATTCTCTGGTGCGGCGCTGGTCTTGAGGCCGCTGGCTTGAGGGCTGAGCATTTGGATCACGCCGCCGGCAGCGAGTGCAATGCCCGGAGCAGCAAGAGCTTGAAAACCTGGGATGAAAGAAACGGCAATCAAGATCACGCCGACAATCGTTTGAAGAAGGCCAGCTCTCTTGCTGCCAGTAATAATTGGGGCGATACGAATTACTTCCGTCCCTGCGTAATCCAGCTCTTTAGCGCCAATGTTTTTCGATCCGCGAAAAACGGCAAACTCGATGCCGCGCGACTTAGCGTTTGAGATAAACCTTTCCAATCCTGGAATCTGTACACACAGGGCCTTTATTGCCTCTGCTGGTGATCGCACGGATAGTCGGAACGACCTTCCGAACTGCCGGAGCTTGCCGTAGAGCAGTATGGTAGTCATGGGCTGATAGTTGATCGCGAGTGCTGACACGGGTTTTCTCCAGATAATAAAAAACCGCCCGGAGGCGGCTTGTCTTTGGTTCTCTTACAGGCAGCTTTTAACCGCCTTTTCCATGTCGCCCCTGCCCCATCCCGGCCCCCAGGCCAGGCGCTGATAAAGCTTGACCTCACTGCCCTTGGCGGTCTTTCGGATACTCAGCAATTCGTCGGTCATATTGCTGCTGGCCGCGATCAGGCGATAGCCATACTCTGTCTCGGACATCGTCACGTCGCTACGTGCATCCTGCCAGCGCGGAAAAACGCACAACGCATACCGCTTCGGGTCTTTTCCGGTACTTGCTGAAATGCTCGGCGCTTTCGACTCAAGTTCGCCAGGCGAGACACACCCCGCCAGCATCGCCACCGCTACCACCGCTATCAAAATCCGCATGATCGATCCTCGTCCTGAAAGTGGCGACTGTAACCCGGACCTGTCCGGGCATCCAGCGTGTATGGAATGCCAGTAACGCCAATCCTTCCCTCAGTAGTAGCCTCCTGCCACACGCAAGGATTCCCCAGCCCTTCGCCTGCAAGCCCAAGGACTGGGATAGCGCCAATTTCGGCGCGTTTATGACCTGGAGGTCAATGTGAGTAATCAGAAAACAGTCGATCAACGCCTAGAAGAATTAGAGCTAGCACTCAAGACTGCAATTGTTTTCAACATGAATGCGGCAGCAGTTCTCGGGCGTCGACTTGCATTTGGCAACGATGCAATAGCGAACGTAATTTCCCAAGATCTTCAAAATCTGAAGGCCGAAAGGTTCGAGGGCATCGATAAAGGGCTGCACGATAGCTACTTAGACAGCTTGTCTCAATCGATTACCGGCCGAGCTTAATGCCGGCTGCGTAATAAACACCGGTTTGAGGGTGCTTGACCATCAGCACCCTCCAATCGTCGCAAATCACGGCTACGACAATACGCGCCTTGCCGTTCTCTTCTATCTCAAATGGCTTTTCCATACTTTCCTCATGCGGACTCACCGCGTCATGTGGGTTGTTTTGCGTATCTGTGCCTGAGGATCAGGCGCGTTCTGTCATGCCACGGGCCACCAAAAACTATGATTTCGGAAGGCCTGCCATACAGGTGGTGCAGTAGGAAAGGCCCGGGGCCAAAAGTGCCTGACTCTTCACCTGGTAGAGCTGGATCAGTGCCCAGGTAGATCCCGGCATGGTTCGGGTGAGCCGTCCGCCCTACGTGCATGACGATCAGATCACCGCGCTGCGGCCGGTCCACGCGAACAAAGCCGGCAGCCTCGTAGTGCTGCTCGTACAGGCTGGCGTTCTCGGCACTCTCCCACCACCCATCGACGCGATGGAAGGCTTCGAACTCAAGCCCCCATTCACGCTGGTACCAGTCAGCGCAGACCTGCCAGCAGTCCCAGGCGCCGTGTACGAACGGGCGCCTGAGCAGCGGCGTGCTGCCCGTTGGCGTGATCGACCTTAGGTCGCCCTCAGGCCAGCTCAGAATGTGCCAGGGCAGCTCTGTGGCTTCGCACATGGCTAGGTCATGCGGTGATGGTCTGCTGGTGGCGTCCGGATGCGAGTGGACAATGCCAATCACTTCCCCCAAATCTTCCGCCGCAGCGTAATCCTCGGGATCGAGCCGAAACTCTTCGTTCGGCTCCGTGGCGATGTTCCGGCATGGGAAGTACTTCTGCGTGCGCCCTATGACCAACAACAGCCCGCAGCACTCGCGGGGATACTCCGTTGCCGCGTGCGCCTGGATCGCGATGATGATGTGTTTTCGCATGATCAGCTCCTTGAGACCAAGCTCACAGCGGGAAACCCACCGAAACTGAGCTCGTTGCTCTCGCCGAAGCGCAACTTGCACGACGACAGACAGCCCTTGCACTGATCCTTGGCGGGATCATCCGTGGGGTTGTCCTCGTCATCGAACATGGCCGCACCGGTGTAGCCACAG